AATTTTTTCTTTATACTGCTGCTTCATGCGGTCAAACCAGTAATTACCACGTTCCGGTGCCTCATGGAACTTTGCCGGCATGTAATACCATCGTCTAGCGTATGGTGTACGGTACTTGATTTGCCCACTACCGATCGCAGTGTTCAAGTGACCGGATTCAATCAGAATATTCTCTCTCTTTGGCACTTTAGGTTCACTCAATCGGAGACATTCAGAATCAACAAACTCCTGCACCGTATTAAATGTGTTTTCCATTTTGGGACCAAATCCCGGATTCCACTTGATTTCGAATGACACTTTTCCATTTGGAAGTCTTACCTCGTGGAACTCGCCTTTTGGTGTACTGTAATCATGGATTCCAGCCATTACGCCACCACCACCTTAATATTTTTACAAAAATCCCGGTTGGAATTATCGTTTACAGACTGTATCGTTCCTGATTTTGGATATCTCTTCATCAGATCAGAAATCCTTTGCCCTTTGACATCCTCTACAACGTCCTCGACTGCTCCGTACACGATGCAATCCTCTTCGTTAGAGGAATTAAGCGTCAGCCCTTCATAAGTGCCCTCCGGGAATGTTACGGACGCGTATCTGGCAATGCTGATTTTGCCATTTTCATTCTTTTTTTCCGTCTTATCAGACCACTGCACGCCGGAAACAATGGTTCGTTCCCATTCGGAATCAGAAATTTTGTTGTAGATTGTGACCACATCGGTAAAAATTGCCATATCCTACCTCTCATAATTTGTAAAAACATCTGAAAATCGAACTTTCCTGCCTAACGACGGACTGTGGACACCGCACAGTTTAATATGCACCTACCAATCCTGTACCGCTTAACCATGATCTGATAGCGTTCTGTAACTCATTTTTAAGCTGTTCCTCTGTCTGTACAACATAGCTCTCCGAATATCCATCATTGCTGACACTTGAAAGTCCTTTTCCTTTGCCAGTCTGCGCATCTGTTGACATTTTATCTATGACATTGCAGATACAATCCTGTAATTGCACATATCCAAACGTTTCCGTTGTGATATTCGCCCATCGGATCCAGCCGATCACTCTTTTTACTTCTTTTTCTGCCAATAGTTCTGCTTGCTTAAAATCATCTTTTCCAATTTTGGAGTGAAGGGAGCTGTAATACTCCCAATCAACAAACTGTGACATTTACAACTCCCCCTCTCTTTCTAGGCTGTAACAGTAGATTTATGCAGGTAAATACCGGCACGTTTATTTTTATATGCATCAGCAATAGCCACCTGACGATAACCATACTTATATGCATCACCATCCTGGTTCTGCTCCGGAGAAATGATCTTGCTGTTCACTCTCTTTGCAAACTGGATTGCAGCGCTTTTTTCAACAACCATAAAATTGATGTTATTAGCACCGGTCGCTCTGGTGTAACCGCCCTTTTCCTCACTGGATCCACCACTAAGCTGCTTAATACCTGTGTAAAATCTGTTCTGCGGCATCTCTACAATCTGGCTGAACTTCTTAAGTACTTCTTTGGATTTTGTAGTATCCAGATCGTCTACAAGTCCTTTTAATCCAGTCTCAATAAATAAAACTCGATTTGCTTCCGGCACTTCGTCATTGTTCATCTTGGTTGTAGCCGCTCGCAAAGCCTTTACAACATCTGCGCCTGTTGACAGGTCCGCTGCTTCTACCGTGCTGATATCTGAAAGGGATGCATATTTTGCCATACGGAATGCATCAAGCTCTGGGATCACTTTCGTTCTTACAAACTCACTGGAAAGTTTGCCGAACACCATTCCCATTGTTTCAATATCGTCCATAGCGTCAACGCTAAACATTCGACCACGGTCAAAATTACATTTCACTGTTTCAAAGTTAAAATCAACGCTGCCGTTCACATATCCGGAAGCTCTGCTGTAATCAGCAAGCCCATCCATAGAAATCATCGGAATGACAAGCTCATTTGCATTTGCTCCCTGTCTGACTAATTCATTCGCTCCGTCAAGCACGTTGGTCTTTGCTTCTAATTTGTAAATCTCATCAAGCATCGCAATGTACTGTTTAAATAATTCAATAGCATTTGCCATAATAATCTATCCTCCTATTATTTACCTACTGGCGGCAATCCCATGATTGAGCGCATCGCATCTGTTGCGCCTGTCTGGTTGCCTGGTTTTGTGATTGATCCAATTGGGTTACCGCCACCGACAACCTCCGGATCTGCTGTTCCAAACAGCATTTTGCTGTCTTCTGCTTCTGATAAATCTTTCAGTGCGGCTACAATGTCCTCTTTCTGGTTTTTGGATTCCTTTAAGGTATCTA